GCCTCTTCTGTGAAAAACACAGTTCTTGCCTGAGTGGATATTCTCTGTTGCGCTTAGCCGTGAGGCTTCCTAGCGCTCCGGGCCATGACGTCCATGGCATCTCGCCATGGAGGATTATCATGTCCGTAGACGGTCCCTTTGTGGAAACCGTCAGGGTGCCTGAAAGTGGCTACCCAATGGTCTGCGACCGTTGGGAACGCTATCACTCCGGGCTCCCTAGGGTTCCGTTACCTTACACCCGTGTTCAGTCTAGAGCCTCTGACTATTGGTCGGAGACTATGCGCGACGCTTACGCGTCTGCGCACTTGGCTGAAGTATATAACCAAGCCGTGGCGGTCTGCTACGACAAGGTTTGGGGAAAGGCGAACGAAACTGCAGGCAATCTTGTAAACCTGGCTCAAATGAACCAGGCCATGGGCATGCTCGGAAACCGGACGCTTCAAGCGGCCGAAATCTTCCGTGCTATCCGTACCAAGAACCTGCGTGCCGGGCTTCTGGCACTGCGTATGCGAGACCCCGACGGCTTCGAAAAGAAGAAACGTCGGACGACCGCTAAGCAGCTTGGGGATCTGCATCTTGAGCTCCAATTTGGATGGTTACCCATCGTCCAGGATATCAAGAAGTCGATCGATATTCTCGAGAGAGAATTTCCTTCCCAGCGCCTGAAGGGCTCTCATGATAGCTTGAGACCTATTAGCAAACCTTACGGAATGCTTCCTGGTCAACAAGACTCACAAGAGCAGGGGAGTAGCTATGTGAACGTAGTTGCTTCCGCGAGGGTGTTACCCACGAACCCGAACTTACTCCTCGCGAACCAGCTGGGTTTTGTGAACCCGGCTTTGCTTGCTTGGGACATTATACCTTTCAGTTTCGTCGTCGACTGGTTCATTCCAGTCTCGAAGTACGCTGCAAGTTATACGAACGACTACGGTTGTTCGCTCGTTGATCCAAGCACTTCTTGGTTGCTGAAGTCTGACCTGATTCGTACAGTCGCAGGAAAGGACTGGAATGGCGCCATCAAGGTGCTGTCCCAGAATACCTCTCGTGGTTGGACGTACTCTCGACAGAGCAAGTTTCCGCCCCGCCCCGGTCTTTTCGACCGGTTCCGTATACCAGATCCCACAGTCTGGTTAGCAATCACATCAGGAGCTCTCCTGATGCAAGAGCTGAGCTACTTTAAGTAGCCTTCTTCTTAAACCCTCTTGAGGACTATCCTATGCCTAACATGGCAAATCTGTCGTTGAAAAACAACGCAGGCACCGCTGTCACAGCCACCCAACTGTCTGCTTCTGCAGGCGATGGGGTCCCGGCCCGCTGGCGAGTCGAGCTGAACATGGTTCCGCCCGCATTCCGCCCGCTGGTTGAGGTAACCTCTCGCTACAGCAAGTTTGGTAGTGGGAAGGCGAACAAGAACGTTCGCCGGGTCGACTTGAAAGTCATCGTGCCTCACTATAAGCTTAGCACCGAAGGCAATTACACCGCCGATGGCCAGAGCTTGTTCGAAGCACATGCTGTGATCCCCCAAACCGTCCTGTCGTCCGCTACGGATGACGCTGTGACCTACTTCATGTCGACTTTTGCCGACACGTTGATGGTCTCTGTCTTCAAGACACAAATCTCGCCGACCTAAACAGGTCGTTGAAGGAGTCATGATGACAGCAGCTTTCTGTAGTGGAACTACGAAGGTGTTCTTGACTTTATGTCAAGACGTCGGTTCGCCCTTTTCACTGGAACTGGCCCGTAAAGCCAGAGAAGGTGATTGGGTTGGGGTGATCTCTTCTAGAGTCGATCCCACTCAGTACTCAGACCCGCATACCTTTGCGAGAGACTATGCTTGCGCGGAATTCTTGCGCAAGTGTAATCTCCCTATAGGGGGGTTTGACCGGAAGGCCGAAGCCCTCAAAAGCTTTTGGTCGTCTGAGCAAGCTTGCGCTAGGACCAACACTATCTTCTCCAGACTCTGTAACAACGGCCCTTTTGGGCCGTCAGAGCTCGAGTTATTGGCTCTTCTGGAGCCCGCTCGAGACTGGATTAGACAAGTGCTTGGACCTCTTCCTAGCATGCTGGAAGGCAAGTTTGGGCCGGGTGCGACATATGGTGACCGGGGACGTCTTACGACTATCCCTGACAAAATGTCATCTCGCTTGCAGTCAACTGCGCAGGCTGCCTGTTTTAGGCAGTTCATCTCAGGCACCGCCTGGGACCGTGCTTTGTTGACTTCTGGACGTTCCTCAACTGAGTTGGTCCGTGGGAATCGTTTTACGACGGTCCCAAAAGACGCAACGAAGGATCGTGGGATTTGCATTGAGCCTTCGCTCAATGTGTTCTTCCAACTTGACGTTGGACAGCGGCTGAAAGGCCGCTTGTTTAATGCAGGTTTGGACCTCCTTAACGGTCAAGAGAAACATCAGACCTGGGCTCGCAAAGGCTCCCGCGATGGGAGTCTGGCGACCATAGATCTGTCCAGTGCTAGTGACACAGTCGCTTACGAACTGGTCCGGTGGCTGCTGCCGCCGAATTGGTTCGAGCTACTTGATGCATTACGCTCGCCCTTCACGCAAGTGGAGGGTAAGTGGGTGCACCTTGAGAAGTTCTCTTCCATGGGGAACGGCTACACGTTTGAGCTTGAAACACTCATATTTGCGGCCATCTGCCACGCTTGCGGGGCAGGTACTCCTGGAAAGGACTTTCTCGTCTATGGCGATGATATTATCGTCGCCACGGACGTAGCTAAGCGCGTCTTGGGTTTGCTTTCGCTGTGCGGCTTCACGCCAAACGAGCGGAAGACCTTCATTGAAGGCCCCTTCCGTGAAAGCTGTGGTGGTGACTTCTTCAACGGTGTGAACGTACGTCCATACTATTTGAAGGAGCTGCCCCATGAACCCCAAGATTGGATCTCGATGGCAAACGGAATTCGTCGACTGGTTTGTAAAGACCATAACGATTGGTTCCGTTTTAGTTATCCTTACCGTGCTTGGTTGCGCGTTTTGGATAACATACCATCTGATATCCGTCGGATACGAGGCCCGATTCAACTCGGGGACCTCTGCATCCACGACGACGAATGGGAGTACACGACCCGTAAGGGTCATCCAGGAATCAGATACGTCCGAGTCTACCGACCCGTGACACGTCCGACCCCTTGGAAACACTTCCGTCCTGATGTCGTACTGGCGTCCGCGCTTTACGGCTGTCCGACCGAAGGGGTAATTCCCCGAGGCTCGGTGGCCGGCTATAAAGTCGGATACATCGC